TGGAGGGGGAGGTGTGGATGAATGTCAAATGAAACAACTTATGGGCTCGCTTTTGGTTATTTTAGGAATATATACGATTCATTACATTGAAACCACACAGTGAATTTTATCCATTTGCTCCTTGTACCGCCTACCACCATCTTCCCCGCTCACAGACGCCCTGACCTTCTCTTGATGATTGAGAAACTGCGACCCCACTCGAGTCTCCTCATCCGCCTCCGCCTCTAAATGACCAGAATTGTCATCGTACAGCTGCTCCAATACCTCCCCTTTCGCCTTGTTCTCCCACTCCTTCTCATCCCCTTCACCCACTACCACCACCTGGTAGATCGCACGCTTCTGATTGGGGACACGAATGTTCTGGTTCACACCTCCCGGGGCCTTCCTGTGCTTCAACTTGATGAACTGTGGCACTGCATTCGCAGGGTCGGCCAGTAAGGCTTGGATCTGTTGCTGGGAAATATGGTTGATGGACTCCTTACCAAAGGCATTGATGTGCTGCTCCACAACAAAACGGTTATTATTCGTAGTATTATTCACGGTACGGGGCCGCTTCGCCTCACGTATCAAATCATGTATCTGCTTATCTTTCGCTGCTAACTGTTCTTTTGATGCCTCTAACTGTTCCTTCATTTGCTGATCTTTTGCCTCCAATTGTTCTCTCATCTGCTCATCTTTCTTTTCCAGCTGTCTCTCTAGTGAGGCAATCCGTTCCTTCTCATCAGTCATCACCAATTTACAGCTCTTCTTGTGAGTTGACCAGCATGACATCCTCTTTGTAGTGTAACCACAGGCACATACCCGAGGTTCCTTGTATTCGGTACTAGGCATATTATAATCCAGCTACATATTTCTTATTTTTAAAAGGATATTGAAAGGATATTGAAAGGCTTTGCAAACCCCGGTCTTCCTCCTGACACACCATCACTGGTATCTCTCCTACCAGAATGCTTATAAAAATGTCTAAAAATCTTTCACGAAGAAAAATGCAAGAGGGGGGGGAGACCCAAAAATTTTGAAAAAAAATTTTCAACTCAAAATTTTTTTGGGGAATTTTTTTTTTGAGTTCAAAAAAGTTGATCCACATCGTGGAAAAAGTTTCCGAAAAATCCATTTGTTATACCACCCGGTACTAGTGGAGTGTGATTTACCCGACACCTCCTGGAAATAAATAGTGAAAAATTGGTGAAATTCGTGGCAACGAAAGGCTTAAAGGTAATCAAGTAGGAATAGGAAAACTACGATGAAATCTCATACACTGAAGAAAGCAATCGAAAAACATGGCCATCAGAGTCTGAAATTTTCCTGGAAAAAGCACGGCCATCGTGGACTTACTAGCTTTAGTGGCATTGGTAAGAAAACAGCAAATGATTTAGAAGACTTATTTCGTGAAGAGGATGTTACTAGTCGTCCGAATCACGTTCCTTACAATCTTCAACCGAATTACGGTAATTTTGATAAAGAGAGATTAAGCACACTTTTATGTGAAAAAGGTCCAAAAGAATTCAGAAATGCTACGTTTACCAATACATTCACAGCTAAGCTTCCAGAGAAAACAATTTCGTCATTTTTAGAATGTGTTGAGACAATGTCCTCATGGTCTGGACATGACGAAATCCTCAAAGCTCTTTTGAAAAAGTTATCAGAAAAGTGTGCCAGATACAAAAATAGCAGAACACAAAGCCGTGGAGTGTCAATAAATGACGACTTGGATAAACTGCCTGTGGTTTTCTCAATTGACAGCAGTACTCTTTTAGACAACCCTTGGTCTACTTTGAGATCACTCTGTGATCTAAAATTAAACGATTTCAAAATGGTCGACAAACTAGCACTGTTGAACAATTGGTGGGATCGTGGAAGCCAAAATCGCGCAGAAATGTGTATCCTAACCCGTGTTGATATTATGATAAAGGACACTGGGCATACGTATTTGAATAAATACACACTTGACGAAATTCTTCATGAACACGATATTCCACTGGATGTAAAGGAAACAGCATTACAACAACTTTTCACAAAAGGGTCGTTCTTATCATATCACACGAACCAATTCACAACGCACAAGTATACAAGCGCAGAGTTAGGGATTGCTAAATTTATAGACAACAACTCTCAGAGTAAACGAATTGCTCCTGAATCTGAAACTTCTGAATGTATGAAAAACATATTTGATACACTTGAATTTCAAGTCTCTGAGGAACAAGTGCAATGCATATCAAACTTCTGTGAGTTTAACATGAGTATTATAACAGGCCCTGGTGGAACAGGAAAAAGTGAAATGTTGAAGACAATTATACAACTGGCAATCATATACGAGATGAACGTAGTAGTTCTAGTACCTACACATCAAGTGCGCAAATTGATAACAAAACTAGTGTCAGGCAAATTGATCACAAACGACATCAACAAACAAATAAGCATTGAAACATACACTCATTTTGTATATTTCAATACAAAAACATTATCTGACTCTCTTTATATCATCGAGGAAGCATCAATGGCGGATAGTTTGCAAATGTGGCAAATACTTCAAAGAGCAGATTCCGATACGCGGATTGTATTATGTGGTGATGCAAGTCAATGTCGACCAGTGGGGCCGGGGGCGCCATTCTTTGACATATGGCGTAGCAATAAAGTACCCACTACTGAACTTACCCGTGTTTTTCGTGCAGAATCCAAAGAGGTTGCTGACTTTTCTGCACTATTTCGACATAACGCAAACCAATTCTGGTCACTCAATCCATCAAACCAGTTTTATGCACTCAGAGGTGTTGATTCAACATATGTAGAAGCACACTTTGTGGACAAGATTACAGACAAAGAAAAAATGTTGCAATCGGTTGAAAATGCGCTTAGAACGGCATTACAAAATTTAAGGAATTCTGGCATCAATGATGATGAACTTGCCATCGTCACGCCTAAAAATGACGATTGCAAACGCTTTCATATTATCAGACGTAATGTCATGAGAAACAACAATGATACAGCATTGTATGCAACTGGAGACAACGTTATGTTCAAAATAAATACAGAGTTTCATAAAAACTTCGATCGTGGTACTATTGAAGAAGTAGACGGTAATGACATATACATACGATACGAACCAGACGGAGAGGAACAATCTGCACTTCAAGACGAAATTGATTCATTTTCTGATAGGGACGAAGAATGGATGAACGATAATAATATTATTCTACCGCGTCACAATTCTATGGATAACACATGGACAATCAAAGTCAACTCATCTGAAATCAAACCAGCAGGTGCTGTTACCGTTCACGCTTCACAAGGAGCACAATGGCCATATGTGATCGCAGTATTCTATAGCCAATATCCCGTATTATCGAGTGCTGATAAAGTATACACTGCAACATCACGTACAAAGAAAAAGATGATCATAATCGGTACACAATCTGTATGGCACAATACAGCAAAACCATGTAATAATAAACCACGTACGACACTCCTGAATCTCGAATTGGAAAATTCAACTGATAATGATTCGCCAACAACACAAGAAATGGAGGTGGGTAGAAATTCTCGTGCAAAAATCCCAAAGGCTGTTCGATATCAAGTGTGGCGTACATACAATGGCGAAGTATATAACTCAACTTGCTACGTCTGTAATAGAAACATTGATATCGCAAACTTTCATTGCGGTCACGTGATTGCTCACGCTTGTGGTGGTAGTACAGAAATTGATAATCTTAGACCAATATGTATGTCATGCAATTGCTCAATGGGTGTTCGAAATTTACATGAGTTTAAGATGATGATGAGGTGTACTTGAAAGGATACACGTGGGATACATGTATCCCACGTGTATCCCACCTTCTCTCCTGGCACACCACCACTGGTATCTCTCCTACCAGAATGCTTATAAAAATGTCTAAAAATCTTTCACGAAGAAAAATGCAAGAGGGGGGGGGGGGAGACCCAAAAATTTTGAAAAAAAATTTTCAACTCAAAAATTTTTTGGGGAAATTTTTTTTTGAGTTCAAAAAAGTTGATCAGAATTTTTGAAAAAGTTTCGGAAAAATCCATTTGTTATACCACCTGGTACTAGTGACACCAAATCGACCCGAACACGCTTGTACTTAAAACTATTTGAAAACTATTTGAAAACTATTTGAAAACTATTTGAAAACTATTTGAAAAGTTTTCAAACAGTAGTGTGGAGGTCATTTTCCGTCTTCCTCCTATGGCATGCAGGACAAAGTGCTTGCATGTTTGACTCATTGTCTGTTCCTCCTTTTAACAGTTTACTCGGGACAGAGTAGTGTATCCGCAATCACATACTCTTTCTGTCTTGTATTGGTTAGACATTATTACTGGTTAACAAATATTTTCTGTCTTTAAAACGTTAGCCTAACGTTAGCCTAACGTTAGGCTAACGTTTTATATTTCATTCATATTCTTCTAATGTCTTGCTTACATCTTCAATCAAATGTTTTGCATTATCATACATGATGCTTAATTCAATTACTTCTTCAGTTTTTCCATTCACAAGGTGAATTTTTGTTTCGTCAAGCTTTCTGTTGATGCACCACATTGCTGCATATAAAGCAGCCTGCAATTTGTGTTCATCATTGATTTCATTCACCATTTTGAATTCATAAAGTGAATCATTGCTACGTGCGTCTATTCTACCAGATATGCCTTTATAGTCAAAGAGTTTTCCTTTCCTAACAGGTTCAAAATAGTATCTTATTTGTTCCTCAAATTCACATGTGACGTCACCAATCCATGATTTCAAAAAATCACACGCCACGTCAAGGGAGTACTTATCTACCCATTCGTAGTTTGTAATCTGATTTAGATTGTGATGAACATCTCCAAACGCTTTTGAAGCATTAGCAAGATAAATAAAATCACTATTGTCCTGATTCTCGTCATTCCTTAGTTTGGAGTAAATGTTTTGAACTTTTTCCCTATGCTTTTCTTTGAATTGGTTATCATATCTACTTTTTGTAGTAATACCAAATTTCTGAAGCGAAGTGAGTTTTTTAATGTTAAATTGTAAGAATTTAACTAAACCTTCTTCGTTTATGTTGTCGTCACAGGAGTTCAATATCTCGTTTTCTTCTTGTGTAAGACAGACCTGTTTCCTCAACTCCTTAATGAAGTACGACTTGTTAGTGCCTTTATTTCTTTTTTTGTACAATTCGGGAATCAATAGGGGATTAAGCATCTCTTCTATTTCATTGATTTTATTGGTAGAGTCAAATTCTAGTTTGAATGGTATTCCAATTCCATAAAGATTGGAAACGTCTTGTTCTATTTCAACATCATTCGAAACAAATGTGCAGCACATTTGGTATGATAATTGACGTTTTGGTGGCTGCAACAATATACATGATGCATGTCTTAAATATACGTGTGGTTGTAGACAGCTTCGAGTCAATGACGTCACTGATATTGTGTCGTTGCTGTTTTTGAAGTTGTTGTATGTATCCTCAGGCAATCCATTTGGTGCTATTACTGTACCATTGTCTATCAAATTAGTTAAAACTACATGACTGAACGGATCGACATAATTGGAGCCTTTATTACCAGGATAGTTTTCCTCAAAATCAAAGTATCCATTGTTCACATCACGTTGATCAATGACTACCAGTTTTTCACAAGACCTTGAACAAGCAACCGCAATGGGGTTTCTATCTGGTTGCCTACCTTTGTAAGCTGAAAATCCAAGAACAACGACACATTTTACTGTCAATCCCTTGCTTCCGTGATATGACCATACACGCACTTTGTTGTTATGTGTCTTACCATCCGATTGAAGGTGAAAATTAAATTTTCCTTCTAGTTTGTTTATCATCTCTTTGAATGGCACATGTTTATCAGTGTTTACTGCATTGGCCAAAAAAATTATATTGTGTTCACCATATTCCTTTATAAGTTGTTCCGCTCTGTCCGATAACGTTTCAATTTTCAATTTAATTTTTGTTTTCGTTCTTTCGAATGAAGGAAGAAGCAAGTATTCCACTGGTAGATTCGGGTTTGTGTGATTCCCTGGTATTGTATTCTTTCCCCAAAGTATATTGACAAAAGTACATACATTTGGAGTCATTCTGTATGATATTTTCAATGTAAGTGATTTCCATGGGTTTTGAGTACAATTTTGAAAACAAGTTTCTGGATTTTCAAGATATTCAATCGAAGAACCTCTATAAATTCTTTGAAGAGTATCACCCACAACAACCAATTGATGACGATGGTGCATCATTGCTTTTGACAAAAAATTGTAATAAAGAGGTCTCATATCTTGTGCTTCATCTAATAAAAATGTTTCGCTAGCATCTGGAAACTTCATATATTCACCATTTTCTAATTTGGTTATGAATTCTTCCATAATCTTATCATCTCTTATTGTGTAGCCAGCGCAAGAACCAGCAAATGAGTGAATTGTTTTACACACAATTCTATTCTGTAGATTCATTTTCCTAATTCGTGTGTTCGTATCGTCACATAAAGCTCTACCATAAGTAAGAAGTGTGTAAGTACCTATCAACTTAGGAACATGTAATGCGAGCATGAGTAATGTGGTTGTTTTTGATGTACCCGCATCTGCCTCAATTTTGACATTGTTTCCATATTTGACACAGTCCAAAATTGTTTGTTGTTCTTGTGATGGTTTTGGTAGGTTTATTTCAGGAGGTTTCACAAGTGTTAAGATGCCAGAGGTACCGAACGATAATTTTGCCTGATCATTGTCAAGTTTTCGTTTAGGCATTTACGTTTTGCACTTTGTTTGTCTTTAAACCGACATGGAGGGTTCGGATTGTCCTAATTCAATGCGTATCTGATCCTTTAGTTCAGTGGGTATCTGATCTTGTCTGTATGAATTTTTTGTAGGTTTTAATGTATTCAAATTGAGTACATAAATTGAATTAGTCTTATTGGTACCTTTCAATGAATATATATGACCAGAAACGTTTCCGGTAAAAATTAGAAGTTTGTAACCATGTACTTCAGAGAGATGTGCTCTTCCCGAAAAGCAAAATTCACCATCGCTCGCATTTTCACTTAGAGTTCCGACACCATTGAATTCGGTGTAAAAGAGACCGACAATATTTCCTATCCTTTCGACTGTCGTTTGCGTCAGTGGCATTTGATGACAAGTTTGAGACTTCCAGAAGGCTTGTCTTTAAGCCGGCGTGGTAGGTACGCCACCTACTTGGTGGCATCAATTTTGCGTTTGATGGGACCATTTGAGGTTTCGATTGTGAAGGAAATTTGTCCCCTATTGACTGTGATCTTCCAGTCTTTGATCTGCGATGTGGATGGGTTGATGGACTTGTTCATTGTTTTGGGGACATAACCTATTTTCTGACCGTTCAGAAGCAAGAGAACCGCATTTGGGTCGTATGAATTGGATGGCTCAAACATCATTTTCATCTCTGATTCATCAGAGATGTCGAAGGTGCATGCGAAAGTTCCGGCCGCAACGAAAGACATTGCTGACTCTGGTCCGAGGCTACCAGAAGGCTTGACTTTAAGCCGACATAGGCGTAAAGCAGCCGATCAATTTAACTCTCTTATTATGGTTTCCTGACTCCACCGCTCAGCCTCGTCTAGGTTGTCACCAGGTGCCGCAGAGAAGATGCGCGCGGGCTGCACCGGACTGAGCCTGAGCATGCCATTCAGTGTGGCGAGCCAAGCGCCCTCACCCACCACAAACGCCACTCGCTCGATGACTCCAAAGCCCAGGACCGAACGGCCCCAATCCAGGAAGGGCAGCCGCATGTCCAGCGTGGAGTAGCGCACGACCCGGCAGTCGTTCACCAGCGCAAACGGCCTCGTCTCGCTTCGGAGTGCCTCGATATTCTTGTCTACCGCAGTCTGGAACTCCGTGCCGCTGCAGTCAGCCGGGTAGGTCATGACGTAAACTCGCCGCTCCGCAGGTGATGTCGACGGAAGGACATGAAGACTACAAGTACCATTGTACACGGAAGAGTTGGCCGTGGCGGAGGAGGACGAACTGGCCATGGCCGAGGTGGAGGCGGCCACCGAGGTGCCATCAGTAAGAGGTGTTTTATGATCTCTATCAAATGCCACACCCGGTGTGCCCTCAACGGCACCACAATTAACGCAAGTCCTCATGAGTTTCAATTTTCCAAAAGAGTTTGCCTTTAATCCGATCTCGAGTGAGGCCGGGTCGTGGGGGTGAGAGAGCGAGTTGGTCTAAGAGACTAAGAGTTTGAGTGTGGTGTTTGAATGTGGTGTTTGATCCGATAAAAATTGTAGGTTCTGTTTACGTGCAATTTTATGTTGAGTTAAAACAAAAATGGAGTGGTCAGCTATAGAGAGCGCCTATGCAATTAAACCAGATGATCGGACGCGAGATCAGGTGTTGACTGAACAAGCATCAGAGCGTAGCTTGAATGAGTCATCCGCCAATTTTGTAAGTGATGTGGTTGCAGACCTTGAGGCAGTGTTTACGCACAGTAAGACTGTGGGTGAGTTTTTGTCGTCACTTTTTTCTGTTTTGACGAAAGGTGATCGAGGAATAATTTTTGGTACTTTGATGATAATAATCTCCTTGTCAATGCTCACTTTACAAGACAACAAAAATGATACAAAATTAGACGCTTAATTCTGTCTTAAAAAATAGTTTGGTTGAGTTAACAGAGTTCGCCATGGCGACATATAAATATTGCTCAGGAATACTACCATATTGCTACTACAACAATTCTTTATACTTTTTGTTGGGAAAGTCTAAACGAAACAACAGACTGATAACCTTTTCAGGTAAAAATGACGACCTTGAGGATGACCCTCGTGAAACTGCTGCACGAGAAGGGTATGAAGAAACGTTAGGGTGTATATTGGACAAATCCTCAATACTCGACAAGGTGAAGAAATGTGATAGAATTTTGGTATCTAAGACGCCACGGGGTATGCCTTGTTATACTTATGTTATAGAAATACCCTTTCGCAAGTATTATTCTGTGAGTTTTGGCAATACACGTGATTTCCTTTATTGTATGGGTATTAATAAGATGTATCATCTTCAAGAAATGACAGACATTAAATGGATTTGTGCCAATACAATGTTCACAAAGTTGAGAAAAGCATGGGAAAAGACCGGCATACTGAAAGACCAAGAGCAGTGGGATAAGCTTTTGAGCTTAGTGAAGTCACAAAGTGGACAACAGTGGAGGAAAGTCTTAGATGAAAGTGATATTGAAGATGATGAGTATATTAGCTCAATGTGGATCAAATGAACTTACAGTTTGACCCTCAGATACAACCATGCCAAAGAACGAGTTGAATGGTTCTATTTCATTTACTTCTAATTCTGTGTCTATATTGGGAACATCAGGTTCCAGTGTTTTCAATGCGTCTTTGAATTTAGCTTCTTGAAATGTGCTAGAACTAAGATCCTTTTGTGAAAATGCAGCAGGTCCTTTATATTTTTGTGATTTGAGAGCTTTTTCAACTTCAGATCCGTTTGATATAGAATTTTGTATTTTAGGCATCAATCCATTATCTATGTATTGAACCGGTATGTACATTTGTTGTAAAGTTTTCATTTGTTCTTGTATTTCAACATCTATTGGTGGTGTTACATATGGTTCTTTTCCTATCACAACAGCATTCACATTTTCTTTATTTTTGTCCAGTCCTCTTTCTACACCAATGAATTTGTAGAAGAGTACAATGATCATAATAAATGCTATAGAAAGTGATACTATGAGTAACATTTATTGTAAGTAAATATCTTTTTTACGAAACTTATTTGAATCCAGTCAATTTAATGATTTTGTTGCCTGCTATGAATTGTTGTGTTTCTTCATCAACTGGAAACTTGTAGTAGAATCTGTGAACTCTGTTCCATTGTATCGAAAAGTTGGGCACCTTGGAATTATGGACTGCACTCTTTGCTCTGAAATACACTGCTTGCTTCCCCTTCAAGTCTTCCTTCGAGTTTTTGTGATATCGAGGGTCGTCCGTGTCAGACCACCCGGAGTAGAGATACCAGCCTCCCCCAAGGGGTTTCTCTGATCCATCTGGTTCTATCATTGTGTACCTGAAGTAAGGTTTTTGATTGGATACCCTCTTTCCTGTCTTTGGATCAACTTTGTTAGCTTTTTCATCGATCGCTTTGATCTTGTTTTGTATGGTTACTATTTGTTCCGGTGTGCTTTGGTCGGTGATTCCAACACGAAAGAAGATGAATCCTTCTGACAGGTTTTTTTCGTGCCAGCTTTCTAAATCAGGACGTTCATTCGATTTGTTCCAGATTCCAGTCTGTGGAAGGTTTGAAGTTTTAGAGGTGTTAGTTTTTCTTTGCATTTATACTTAGTTCACACACTTTTTTTAATACCGTAAGTGCGCTTAAAAGGATGATGTTAATATAGGCTAATATTGAAGGAATGGCTTCAAAATCCAATGCCACGCTTGCGCCAGGGTCTACTACGGCCTCTGGAGAGTTTAAGATTACATTCTACTCTACAAGTCCTAAGGATGAGAGTAAATCAAAGTATCCCATAAAAACTAAGACCTCATATACAGTGCCTGACAGTGGAGCTGGAGAGACTGAGATTAATTTTGGAAAGCCTATTGCAACGAACAAATCTCGTCCTAAGGCACGGGTCCTTGGCTTTCGACCAGAGGGGGTGCGAAAGGAGTCCAAAAGAGAATCTGAGAAGCGTATCGCACCAGGATCATCCACGCCATTAGATACAGTGGATACAGTGGATACAGTGGATACAGTGGATACAGTGGATACAGTGGATACAGTGGATACAGTGGATACAGTGGATACAGTGGATACAGTG